CTCCGGCTACGATGTTTTGAATGATACCCGTAAAGCTTGCGTATGGTGCATCCTCTCCGAGGTCTTTTTTCCACTTACCAGCCCAGATGTTGTGCTCGACTCCTTCGGCAACCTTTGCAGCTACGTATTGAGCGACATAAGTTGTGAAGTCAGCGGGAGCAGATGAAGACTGTCCGCGCATTTGCATTCCTTCCCAAGTTGCGCGAAGGTCTTTATTGCAAACTTGCTCGTTGATTTGAAGTGCATCGGCTGTCAAAACAGCTTCACCCAAAGTCAACGCGTTAGCCTCGCCCGGAGTAAATGTGCAAGTCGCTGCCGCGAGGTTGACTCCTGAGAACTTGCGGAGAACCGCTTTACTGTGTACGTTTTCAATTGTTGAAACGTAACCATTCGCGATTGTGTCCGCAGACAAAACCGCAGCAGCCACGTAAGGACGCGCCGCTTCGCCAGCATATGTGCCGACTGCAACTGTAGCGTTAGCCATTATTTAGAAAATTGGTTGTGGATCGCGGCGACGCGTTCCGTGATTGATAAACTTTTCAAATCGACGGGGGCAGGTGCCTCCATCTTCGGAGCGCGTGAGAGGCTCTTAGTAGCCTGCTTGCTCAACTCCGTAATCTTTGCATCGCGCTCTTCGATTTGTGAAGAGAACTCCGCCTTCGTTGCTTCGATAGCTTCGGCAATCATGCCGGCAACTACTTCGCGTGTCAACACCTCAGAAGATGCCTCCACCTCTTTCGGCTCTTCGGACATCTCTTCTTCTTTGTCCTCTTCCGCTTCAACGGCTGGTTCTTCGGAGGCTTCGTTTACTTCAACGATAGCACCCTCTGCAACTACGAGCATTGAGCCATCAGCCAAAGTGTACTCACCATCCGGGAGAGGGATTTGTTCGCCTTCGTCATTTACTACGAAAACGGAAGCACCGACCGCGAAAGAGTCCGCCTCGGTTTGGATTTCTTGCCCGCTGTCCAGCGTAGCAACTGCAAATTTTACCTCCGCATTCTCTTCGACTGATAACTCAACAGAGTACTTTTCGAAAATGTCGGAGATGCGTTCTTTAAGTGTCATCTTCGAGGGATTTTTTATATAACGATTTACTTGCCTTGTTCCTTACTCAACCGCTCCTCCAGGTACTCGAGTGCCATCTCAACCTCTACCGCCCACAGCAACTCCAGCTCTGTAAGTTTCGACTTCGCCCAACGTAAGCCCGCCTTGCCTCCCCACAACAGGTAAGAGATAGTCCCGCATTCGGTCGTTGAATTCGGATCGTAGTATTCTTCCGCACGCGAGAGATACGAGTACATTCGCTTAATCGTCTCCTCGGAGATAGGTTCACCGTTGGCGAGTTGTTGGGCGCGTACCTTGCCCGTCTGCGTAGCGCATTTATTGTCTTGGTTCTCGTTCAATTCGATGCCCCTCTTTGCGTTGTTCTTCACCGCGTCGGGGTAATCGCTATACGACTCCATATCTACGCGCTTTCCCTTCTTATATCGCTTGTCCTCCTTGACGGTGGCCTTTGCCATCTCGTACTTATTTGCGAAGTACCCTTCGATACTAAAGCCCTTGACGCTGCCCTCCTTTACGAACTTCTCCCAGATAGCGTCGTTCTCCACCTTCATTGAGACCATCCACGTACCCACGGGAACTTCAAGCCCGTACATACGGGATTTGTCCTGCTCGCCCTCTACGATCCAACTCTCAACTACGTGCAAGCCGTTTATTTTGTGTTCGTGTTCGAGGGTGGCGTTCGCTTGGTTGCCGTTCTTAAAGTACAGCTCCATAGCCCTTCGGACGGTCTTCTTTGAGAAGTAGACGTAATACTCATCTTCACCATTACGGCGATAAATCGGTTTATCTGGAATGAGGGCGGCACCCATTACGATACGCTTCTCTTCGTCCTGCGTTTTGAATTGCAAGAGTTGCGAGTTCATTGCGATGAAGTCCGACTCAATGGCGGGTTGTTCTACGAGTGAGATAGCGTCGATTCCGTAGAGTTCCGCTTCTTCGTCAATTACGAGTTCTAAAATATTCATCCTACAAGTGAGGCTTGGTCGTTAATACGTTGGTTGGCTTGTTGGGCGGTGGTGACTTCGGACGAGACGACATAAGTACGGAATCCCGTTTGTCCTGCTCCACCTCCCAAGAATCCAAGGTCGAGTTGTGGGGTAGTGGGTGCGGTTTGTCGAGTACTTGCAGATATTCCGGAGTAAGCGTTGCTTTCTGTAGTAGCTTGGCCTTCAAATTGAGTAGCGCGAATCGATTTAACATTGTTAAATCCAGCGGCAACAGCAGCAGCGGCAGCGGCAACACCCAACCCGGGGCCGACTACAGGAATACCCGCTAACGATTTATATGCCTGCGTTGCCCCTTCATAAGTGCTAATAATGGTTTGCGCGATTTGGATTTTCTTGCCTCGCTCAAATTGCTTCTTGCCTTCCTGATCTTGAATTTTTGCCAGTTCGTTGGCTTGGTCTAGAAGTCGGGCTTTTTCGTTTTCATCGTTGACCTCCGCCGCTTGTTCTAGCAGCCCGTCGATACGTGCTTGCCTTTCAATATTAGCCGCTCCAAATGACTCATTTAAGGCTGTCAGAGTGTCAATAGTGCCTTGAGCAACTTCTAGGCTTTGCAGCCCTATTAACTCCGCATTATTTAAAAAGTCCTCGAGGGTCTCACGAGATAGGCGGCGTTTCGTTTCCTCCGCCGTCTCCGTTCCGAGTACTTGTTGAGCGAGGCTTGTAGTGCTTACCTGGAGGGTCTTATCTTGGTTCTCCGTTGTTACTTGGAGCGTCTTGGTATCTTCTTCCCTTCGCTTCGTATTCGCTTCGACGGTCGCCTTCATTAGGTCGATTTCCGCTTGCATGGCCTCCTTCGCTTTGGCGATTCCTTCAGAACGTAACGAATTAAGTTCCGTTTGCAGTCGCTTCTGTGTACGGAGCGAAGCCGATTGTAGATCCAATACCGCCGCTTCTGCTTCGGCTACGCGGTTGAGGTCTTCTTCGAGGCTTTCCCCGAGGTCTTTTTGTTCCCGTGCGATTCGCGCCCGCTCTTCAGCGAGTCGGAGTTGTTCGTCTACGGTTTGTTGTTCAAGCTCTACGGCGCGTTGTAAGGCGTTAATCCGCTCCTCTACGGTCAAGGTATCATCTTCGGCTAAAAGACGCGCTTTTGATATCTCTAAATTCGTCTGCGCTCGTGCCTTGGTGAATTCCCGCTCTTCATCCTTGAGCGCGTTCATAGCCTTCTGTAAATCTCCCGCCGCTTTCGTCTCTCGGATTATTTCGTCCGTGATTCCCGTAAACGAGTCCTTCACATCTGCCAACGCCCCGGAGAAATCGCCGGTAAAGAACTTCACCAACGCGCCCCCAATCTTTGAAACGCGATCGCGCAAAACATCGAACGCAGCCCCGAGAGCCGCCGTTGCTACCTTGAGTTGTTCCGCTCCTCGTTTGGTGGAAGTGAAGTAAGAAACAAGGGTGCCGATTGCCACGAGGAGAAGCCCGATACCCGTAGCAGCGAGGGCGACTTTAAACGACTTTAAACCCGTGACTCCGTTCTTAACTCCAGAAGTCAAATTCCGGAAGCCGGAAATGGCTCCACCCGTCATCTTGTCGAGCTGGTTAGTGAGTCCCGATACCGCTCCGCTCGTTCCCTCTACGCCCGTTTGAACGTCTTGTATCGCGCTGTTTACGTTGCCCGTATCCGCGCTAAACTTTAAAACGTAATCTTGCTGAGTAGCCATGAGCCAATTTTATAGATGACGAATCCAAGCGCGGAAACGTAAACGAGAGTCAAGAACCAATCCAATACCTTGAACCAAAGCGGGACTTGAACCCGTTCTCCTTTGGCTTGTAGTAGCTGGATGGCCTCCCCTATATAACGGTGATTGTCTAGATTCCTCATTGCTCGAATGGTTGGTAACAGAAGTTGTTAGTTGAATCGTAGACGTACCCGTACTTGGTGCAACAAATAGAGTTCGCCGGGCTTACTTGATCCACGACCGTACCCGCTGCATTGGTAAAGCGAATCCTGCCGTTGGCCTTGTTGATGTCGTAAGGAATTAACGCGCAATCTCGGATGTCTGATAATACCTTGAGCAACTCCACCTTGGCGAGGTCTTCGGACGTAGCGTCGTAAGAGATAGAGAGGATCCGCCAGTACGTGTCCTTGAGGTAAATCTTATCGGAGAATTCAAACGTGGCCAACTCCGAGCGCGTCAACCGGAAGAAAGCGGTCATTTTGCGAGCGTCGGAACTATACAACTGATTTACGAACGGCCTCCAATACTTGTAGTAAAGGGTGTCAAGTGGGCTTGCTTCTATCAAGTGAAAAGGGCGCTCCGGGCCAAAGCTCAAATCCTCATCCGTAACTGTTGCCTCAAAAACGGAATACTGCGAAAACACAGGGTATCGAGTCAAAGTTGTAACCGAGGTACTCGTATCGTTGTAGTAATCAATTGTGCCTGTTTGCTGACTGTTCCAAAAGGCCAAACGCGGGAGTGGGTCTTTAATTCGCTTATCGTCTTGGTCGGTGTCTATCAACATCCGATGAACGGCAAATTGAGTCTCCGGGATGTATGATACTACATGGGGAGCGAAGGGGCTCTTAATCTCTTTTGTGCCAGACGCGAAATCGTTGTCCGGATCATCTACCCGATACCTCCCGTAAACGCGGGCGGCGTTTTTGAAAACGAGGTCGTTAACAAGGTCTTTTCCGTTCGAGTGCGTCCAGTCGTACTGCCGTGATTGAAGGTCGGTCGTTGGTTCGATTGTGATGTCTTTCGAGAGGTCTATTTTATTTGTCCAATCTTTCGACGTACCGCCACTCATGTAGTAATTAAATGGCTCTACGTATAACTTCTTCGCGTTGTTTCTATCAGGGATAAATACGAGGTTGAACATCTTTTGCAAACCCGACACGAAATCAATTTGCTTCATCTCCGGCATATTAGCTGATACGTCTACCGTTTGCAGGCTCGACGGGTCAGTGATGCTGACTATCTCAAGGCTCGTTTTTTCCTGACCGAATCCGGCACCCGTGAACGTGACGGTATGGGAACCGCCCGTATTCATTTTGTACTCGAGCCGGAGGGTGTCATTTTGATTAAGCAAAACCCCCTGTGAGCTTAACGTATATGAATAGAAATTACCGTTGAAAACAGTACCGGGTTCGTCTTCAATCGGAATCCAAACCGGAGTACCATTGACGGTAACGGCAATTGTTATCTCATGGCTAGTATCGCTCATTTCTCCCAACACGTTCAACCGCAATTTATAGCGAGCCCTAAACGGTGCGGTATATGTGTCCGTTACCCATCGGCTGCCCGTGTCATAAAAAGGCGTTGTATCGCTGAGGGTAATCGGGTAATAAGTGTTCGAGCTTGCAGGGGTTAACGTTGTATTGTTTTGAAAGCCCACCAATAAGGTGTATTGGTTTGGGTTTATCGTTCCAACGGGCATACGATTCCCTCGGTTCATCAATAGGTACAGATCTGAAATCTCTAGGAATCCCGTAGAGGCATCGAAAAAGTCGCTCTCCATTGTATGGCCTGCGTCCGTTAAAATCTCCTCTAACAACTTAGAGGCGCGGAAATACGGCGTGAAGTCGCCGTGTTCGAGTGGGTCGGAAGTAGAC